ATATGATTTCAAGATATTGAACACAAAAATTTTGCAGGATTACGAAGAGATCAAACAAGAGAAGAAGAAATACCTGCCTGTGATAGCTGACGTAGGCAAAGATTCCATAAGATTGATCAATGCGTCCGTATCGCTGGAGGAACATTGGCTAGAGCATTGCCAATTACTCACATATCTACAACAGAGAGACCAACTCAAACAACTTGGCATCAACTGTGTGAGGAATGGTTCTGCACCCGCCACAACCCTGGCAGAGCGGATAGCCTACGCATCAAAAACTGACCTGTTCGTGGACAGGAAAGCCTATGACAAGAAAACTCTGCTGCAGGCCATTGTAGAATTGGGAGACCTGCCCGCCATCTGCCCATTCAGCGGCGAGCTTGACGTGAAAAACGAGATCACATCAATACATGATTGGTTACAGGAATTTGAATCGGCTGGCATAACCAAAGACCACATCGCATTTGGTTTCGAACTCAACCAACCAATGTCCACGGATCCTAATCCCGAAGTGGAGCAGTTTCCATCACCGGACTTTGTCTATGGTGCGGACACCCCCATTGAGGAGCGGGAGCGAATATATAACCAATGGAAGACCTTGCATGCATTGAGCGTCAGCAACAGAAAGATCTCCCCGCAAACCAAAATCATATTCGTCAGGAACAAAATACCAAGGACGTTGTTGCGATCTGGCATCCGGCCCAAGATAGCATTCATGTTGCAGGACACTCCTATGTGGGCCATGAGCACCAACACGCTGGACAAGCTGGTTGAAAATTTGCCCAAAAGATTGTATTATATGAGTCAGAAACCATCTGACAAGATACAATCCGTATGAGCTCATGCAAACTGGTAATAAGAGATGAGGTTAACGTTAAATTTGAGAACCTTTCTCTAGATCACAGGAAACATCTCAGCAACAAATTCAAATTTGAAATACCCTATGCCCGTCATCTGCCGGCAGTGAGGTTGGGCAGATGGGATGGCAAGGTCAGTTTCTTTGGCTTGGGAGGCAACACCTATCTGGCTTTGGTGGGAGAGATATTGCCCATACTGGAAGATGCCGGAGTGTATGTGGAATTGGAAGATCAGCGCACCACACACAACTTTGAATTTAAATTGATAGATCAAAATTATCTATCCTCCATCACGTGGCCCAGCAATCATCCCTGTGCGGGACAGCCTATAGTGCTGAGAGACTATCAGGTAGAGACCATAAACAAGTTCCTGGAGAATCCGCAGTGTATTCAAGAGATCGCCACGGGAGCAGGCAAGACCATTATCACCGCAGCACTGTGCCGGCTCGTAGAGAAGTATGGGCGTACATTGACCATCGTGCCCAACAAGAGCTTGGTCACCCAGACGGAGGATGATTTCCTTGCGTGCAATCTCGATGTGGGAGTGTACTACGGTGACAGGAAAGAATTGGGCAGGCAGAACACCATTGCAACTTGGCAATCACTCAATGTGCTGGAGAAGAAAAGCAAAGACGAGGACACAACGGCTTTCCTGGAAGCCATAGACAACATCAATACCGTGATAGTAGATGAGGTGCACATGGCCAAGGCGGACGTGTTGAAGAGAATGCTTACCGGCCCATTCGCTAGATGTGGCATACGTTGGGGATTGACCGGCACAGTGCCTAAGGCAGACTATGAGTTCTATGGGCTGAGATGCAGCATTGGAGAAGTTGCCAACAAGATAGCCGCAAAGGAACTGCAAGACAAAGGCGTCCTGGCACAGTGCCATGTCAATGTTTTACAAACACAGGATCATCCAGAGTTCAAGAATTATCAAGAGGAACTGAAATGGTTGACCACGGACGCAACACGCATGTCGTGGATCGCAAAGACGATAATAGATATATCGACCACAGGCAACACCATGATACTTGTGGACAGGATATCGGCCGGCGAACTGTTGGAGCAACAAATACCGGACAGCGTGTTCATATCCGGCTCCACCAAGAACATGGAGAGAAAGGAACACTACGACGAAGTGTCAATCGCTCAGCGCAAGGTCATTATCGCCACCTATGGCGTGGCCTCCGTGGGCATCAACATACCCAGGATCTTTAATTTGGTGTTGATAGAGCCCGGCAAGAGCTTCGTGCGTGTGATACAGAGCATCGGCAGAGGAATAAGAAAAGCTGAAGACAAAGATCACGTTAATATATGGGACATCACGTCAAGTTGCAAGTTTGCCAAGAGGCATCTGGGCCAGAGGAAAAAGTTTTACAAGGAGGCCAATTATCCATATAATATAGAAAAAATAGATTATGAAAATCCTTACGTTAGAAAATAAAACATACATATTGGAAAAGATACCCGAATATGTGGATGATAAGCTGAGATTCGCTGTGCTGGACAATTCCAATCCCGCCGACCCTGACTATTATTTCATACCCCTTATATTTCTCGAGTCATTCAATGCACCTGCGGCGGTGCTGCAGATCGGGCCATACAAGATCAAGATGCCATTGGACTGGAAGATGATCATAGGCGATCCCGAACAGGGAGAGCTGCACGTTTTACCCCTGACCAGTTTGAACGACCGTGGGTTCGACGCTTTTATGTTCAATCCCATCACAGGTTCCAAACCCACTTTTGCGGAAGTGGACATCGTGGACATATATCAGGAGGTCAAATGGTACTTTCCCAAGATCAAATCGGGTCAGATATTGGCGGTGCCCTTGACCGATGGCGAAAATCCACCCTGCGCATACTTTGTAAAGGACATATCAAGGCAGTCAGAATTCCTGGAGTACGGATCTGTATGGTAAAAAAAATAAACTGTGTGAAGATTAAAAAGCCGGTGCTTAGGGTGCAGGGGCAGGACATACTGATGGATCGGCATTGGCATGAGCAAACCATGGAACACCTTAATGAAATTGCCAAAGATATGCCTATCAAAGCAGTGCACAATAAATCAAATCATTTGCTAGTGGAATTCAAAAATGCTAAAATTGCAACTATGTTTAGATTGAAGTATGGAGAAGAAAGAAAACAGGAAATTTTTTGAGCTGAGGAATGGCATGAAGGCCATAGACTTCCGCAACAAGGACTATTATGACAGGATTGATGACCATGAACGATCCTTGTACAGCCCCTACATGATCATGCGTTACGCTTCTTCCGTGTCAGGAGACAGATTCTACCAAGAACACTATGTTGAAATGATCAATGAGTTTGTAAACAAGCATCTGTTCACACTGAGTGGCAAGCACAAGAAGCTTTGCTGGCAGCTGACCTCCATGTGCGGCGGACTGAAACAGCAGTTTCATCCATGGATCAAGCCCATGAAGAAGATCCCCAACAAATCCTTACAGGCCTTGATGGAGATCTATCCCAACATGAAGATGTCGGATCTCGAGGCGCTGGACAAGATTATAAGCGACAGCGAGCTGGAACAACTAAAGGAGGATCATGGAAGGCAATCTTAACACCTGCACATTCTGTGGCAAGAGTTTTTCCAAGGAGAGAACTCTGCAGGTACATGTCTGCGAGCCCAAGCGAAGGCACCTGCAGAAAAATGAAAAGTGGGTGCAGAACGCACTGATGGTGTTCCAGAGATTCTATCAGGTGCATCAGAACAATGGCAAGGCAAAAACCTACGACGAATTCTGCAGAAGCGCCTACTACAACGCCTTTGTGAAGTTTGGAAGATATATCATGCACATCAATCCTCTCTATCCAGAAAAATACATTGACTACGTGATACGCTCCCGTATCAAGTTGGACCACTGGGCCAGGGATGACCTCTATGAGGCCTATCTCATAGACACACTGAAGACCGAGCCCGTGGAGGCGGCTCTGCAGAGAAGCATACAGACCATGATGGACTGGGCGGAGGAACAGAACGTGCAGTGGGCGGACTACTTCCGCCTGGTCAATACTCCCAGAGCAGTGCAGCATCTGCAGGCCGGAAAATTGTCTCCGTGGCTGGTGCTTGGTTGCAGCGCAGGCAAGAAGATGTTACAATCATTTTCGGATGAACAACTGCAGATGGTACAAAGATTC